GTGAGAAGCTGGCCGCAGATACCGAGGTGTTCCTTGCTAACGGTGGCGAGGTCGACGTCATCCCTTACAACCCCATCCCTGAGCTTGCGGCCCGAGTAGGCTACTGGCAACCGATGGGACAAGAGGAACTGGATGACATGCTCGACAGCGATGAAGGCAGTAGTGTCTATTAAGTACCGTTACGGTTATCGTTACGACCTTACTAGCTACTTGTTATGTTAGTAATCAATACACGACAGCTTGAAGTGTCGTTCTGTATACCATTATATCGGTGCCTTTAGATTCTGTCAACCCCAAGGAGGACGTTATGGAGATAGTACACAACAGGCTCTACCGACTCGACTCTCAATGGTATTGGGAGGAGGAGCCTATCAGCACAGCCGAGGGTGAGTCACTGCGTGACCACTACTACGGAGTCGTCTCAGACTTGGCCCGACCGTGGTTGACAAAGGACGATTGCTATGACACTATGGGAAGGTACAACACAGGAGGCCTTGATGGATACGAGGACTGAGAGTACCGCAACACACAAGGGACCGTGCGAGGAGTGCGGCAGTAGCGACGGCAACCAACACTACGATGATGGACATGCCTACTGCTTTGTCTGCAACCGATACACCCCACCAACAGGAGACAAGCCAGTGACCAAGCCAGTAGACTTACAGCCTGACAGCCACAGGCTTGAGCGTTACCGACAGCTATGGCAGAACCGAACCAAGACCGGCTTGCCTGAGCGAGTCATCACCCCCGACCACGCCGATCACTTCGGCCTGTTCGAGACAAGCACCGAGTACGTGCTACCCTACTTCAACAGCGTGGACCCCGAGCCATGTGCCTTTAAGATCCGACGCAAGAACGAGAAGGCGTTCAGCACAGTCGGAGACATGAAGGAAGTCATGCTGTTCGGTAGCCAGAAGGTAGGCTCCGGCACAGGCAAGCAACGTGTCGTCGTGACCGAGGGCGAGTTCGATGCCATGGCCGCACGGCAGATGCTGTCCGGCGGCATGACCGTGGTGTCCCTAACCAAGGGCGCACACTCTGTGAAGAAGGACTTCAAGAACAGCTACGATTGGCTCGACGGGTTCGACGAGATCATCGTGTGCTTCGACGCAGACGAGGCAGGCCAGCGTGCCGTGTCCGATGCGGCCGACATCTTCGGCGGCAAGCTGAAGGTTGTCAAGCTGGATCCCAGCAAGGGCAAGGACGCGTGCGACTACCTCAAGAACAAGCAGGGCGCAGTGTTCAAGGACTTGTGCTTCGCCGCCTCGCCCTTCACGCCATCAGGTGTGCTGAGCAAGGACGAGCTGTGGGAACGCCTCACACGTGAGCGTCCCGAGTCTCTAGGTAACTACCCGTGGAACGACCTCAACAAGCTGACGTACGGGTTCCGTCCCACCGAGCTGGTCACGATATGTGCAGGCTCAGGGCTGGGCAAGTCGAGCATCCTGCGTGAGATCGTGATGCACATCAAGAACACCACCGACAACAAGATCGGCGTGCTGTTCATGGAGGAGGCCGTCGAGCGTACAGCAGAGGGCTTCATGGGCATCGACCTCGACACGCCTGTTCACCTGCCTACCTCGTACGTGAAGCGTGGTGACGAGGACTACACCAAGTCATTCGACCGTGTGTTCGGGGACGGGCAACTGTCCATCATGGACGCCAGCTTCGACACCGGAGCTACCGTTGACCAAGTGGTCAGCCGTGTCCGCTTCATGGCTAAGGCACTCGACTGCAAGATCATCGTGCTGGATCACATCTCCATCCTCGTATCGGGTGGACAGTACGGAGACGAGCGGCGTGCGCTTGACGAGATCATGACCAAGCTACGCACACTGACGCAGGACACAGGGATTGTGCTGTTCGCAGTGTCGCACCTCAAGCGGCCCGACGGTAAGGGCCACGAAGAGGGAGCGGCCACATCCGTCGCACAGCTACGAGGCTCAGCGTCCATCGCTCAGCTATCCGACTTCGTCATCGGCCTTGAGCGTAACGGTCAGGCGGAGGATGAGACGGAGCGCAACACGACGCACATCCGTGTGCTGAAGAACCGATTCAGTGGCATCACCGGCCCTGCTGGGCACCTGCTGTACGACGCAGAGACAGGCAGGCTACAGTCACACGATCCACAAGAGGCAGAGGAGGAGGTGCTATGAGCTTGACGTATAGGCTACGTGCTTGGTTCGCATGCTTGAGTATCCTGTTCAATCAGACGATACACCTAGGCAACGCACCCTACCCGTACACACTAAGCGAGACGTGCTACCTGAGACGTCACCTCTTGCGTTACCGGGTGGCCCGTGCTATCATCGATAGTGTATTCCGGCTGTTCGGCGAGCGTGATCATTGCGAGCTGTCGTACTACGTAGGCCGGAGCTTCCGAGCGAAGGAGCAACTATGAGCAGGATGGGGCAATGGATTCTACAACAGGAGGAAGAGGATGACATACGCCGTACTCGACATCGAGACAACCCTCGACCACAAGCACATACACGGAGCGGGTCTGTATATCCCGACCACTGGAGCATTGACGTGGTTCGATTCAGCGACCTCGCTCTCATCTGGGATGAGTGGTGTGACGCACATCGTGGGACACAATCTCCAGCACTTCGACCTGCCCGTACTGCGTGACGTATGGGGCTGGACGTGGGACGGCGAGATCGTGGACACGTTGGTACTGGCACGGCTCATCAACCCAGCCAAGGGACACAACTCCCTCAAGGCTATCGCCGAGCGTGCGGGTGGTGAGCTGAAGGATGACTTCGACAAGGCAGACTTCGACGGGCCAGTCACCCAGAAGATGATCGACTACTGCCTGCAAGACTGCGTCGCCAACTGGGACGCGTATCAGTTCCTGCTCAAGGAGTGGGACGCTTACAAGTTCAAGGGCGAGTGCTTGGAGCTGGAGCACGAGTGCTCTCGCATCGTACGTAAGCAGGAAGAGAACGGGTTCGTCTTCGCATACGAGGACGCCGCCCACTTCTACGCACAGCAGAAGGAGAGAATGAATGAGATTGACCAGAGCCTCAAGGAGACTTTCCCTCCCATCGTCACTGAGAGGTGGAGCGAGAAGACGGGCAAGCGACTCAAGGACCACGTCGAGGAGTTCAATGTCGCGTCGAGGCAACAGATTGCCCGAAGACTTGAGGGTAAGGGTGCGAAGTGGAAGAAGCGCACAGAGAAGGGCGCGGTTGTTGTTGACGAGAACACCCTTGCTGACAACTCGCATGTCCCAGAGGCGTCGCTGGTCCTAGAGTACCTGACACTAGGCAAGCGCAGTGCGATGGTACTGTCGTGGCTCAAGGCATACGAGGACGACGGCAGGATACACGGCTACGTCAACACGTGTGGCGCTGTGACCGGACGCATGACACATGCTCGCCCCAACATGGCGCAGATACCCAGCGATTCAGACTACCGTACATTCTTCACGGTACCCGAGGGACACAAGCTGGTAGGATGTGACGCATCAGGCTTGGAGCTACGCATGCTGGCACACTACATGAAGGACGATGAGTTCATCAGCGAGCTGTTAGAAGGCGACATCCACACGGCTAACCAGCAGGCGTTCGGTTGTGACACACGCAACCAAGCGAAGACCCTGATCTACGCCCTCCTGTACGGAGCAGGTGACGCCAAGCTAGGCGCTACCGTAGGCGGTAACACCAAGCGCGGCTCGCAGATGCGTGCCTCGTACGAGAAGCGGTGGCCTGCATACCAGAGGCTTAACGCTAAGATCCAGAAGATCGCACAATGCGGCACCATCCCCGGCCTTGACGGCAGGCGGTTGCACGTGCGTAGCGGCCACGCCGCGCTCAACACATTGCTCCAGTCCGCAGGGGCAATCGTCATGAAGAAGGCACTGGTACTTGCCGAGCAGAAGCTAGACACGTACGGCTACCCGTACAAGTTCGTCGCTAATGTTCACGATGAGTTCCAGCTTGAGGTGCCTGAGCAGTACGCCGACCGTGTCGGAGCGTGTGTGCGCAATGCCATACGTGAGGCAGGACGCCAGCTTGATCTCAGATGTCCGCTTGACGGCGAGTACATGGTGGGAGACAACTGGTCACATACCCACTAAGGGTTGACATCCACTACATACACATGCGATAATGGTTATACGGTCAAGGTGACCGTGACTACCAAGGAGACAATACATGATTAGTAACGACACCGTAACAGTACGCGCCAAGGTTAGCTTCCCGTCACTCGTTGATGAGATCCTGTACCAAGGAGCACCCACCGGCAAGTACGGTCTGCAACTTGCCAGCCTGTCCGGCCCTGCTGTTGAGAAGTTACAGGAGCTAGGCATCAGCACCAAGCGCAAAGAGGCAGACGCCTATGAGCGTGGCGACTTCGTTGACTGCAAGTCATCGTTCAAGATCGACAACGAAGGCCGCTTCAACATGTTGTTCGAGGCTGACGGCGTGACCCCGTTCGAGGGTAGCCCACGCGACATCGGATACGGTTCGATTGTCCGCGCTAAGATCAAGCCGTACACCACGAGAGCTGGCACCATCCTGCCCTCGCTGGTAGCTATCTCCGTCGAGGAGCTTGCGGTTGCTGAGAACGCGGCAGGTGCAGAGGACGAAGTAGTCCTGTGAGTGATCGCCCTGACATCTGGGGCATCGACGCCGACATTGTAGCTTACAGTGTCGGCTTCGCTTCACAAGATGACCCCGTCGAAGATGCCATCCTGTCCACACGCTCGTTGATACAGACGATCATGGACGGATGCGAATGCGCGAAGGCACAACTGTTCCTTACGGGCAAGGATAACTACAGGCTCGACACCGTCCAGAGTTACAAGGGCAACCGCGAGAACGTGGAGAAGCCCCGACACCTCACGGCCATCAAGGAGTACATGGTCACCTCCCTCGACGCCATCGTGGCGGAAGGACAGGAAGCGGACGACCTGCTAGGTATCCACGCAGTACGCGACGGGTGGGGCATCGCCTCGCTCGACAAGGACTTGGACTGCATACCCGGTTGGCACTACGTATGGAAGGGCAAGCGAGAGGGCTTGTACGAGGTATCGCCCGTCCCCTATT